TGGGCTGCTGGTCCTATGAGTGGTATGATTGCTTGTGTGGAAGAACAACCAGATGAAGTTTACTTGATAGGACATGATATAAAAAGTAATACAGATAGGGTAAATAATATATTTGCAGGTACTAGACATTATGTGACAAAAGAAGACTCACCAACCCCAGGAAACAATTGGGAACAACAATGGTGTAATCTAATTAAAGAATTTCCTAAAACCAAATTCTATAAGGTCAATCCTAACGCAGATAGAGGTCCAGACAAGGTATCTCAAAGGATTGAGTTATGGCAACGGTTTGTAGGTAAAAATGTATTCTATATAGACTATTCACAATTGCAAAATAAGTTGGTGACGCCTAGCGTCCTAGGCTTGACAAATTGATGAAAAAGTGTATAATAGATATTATGCGTAACAATTTTACAATTGCAAATGTAATATTCTTTCTGGCTGAATATAGCTTAAGAGGGCTAAAGGCATGGACATGGAGGGTTACGGCCGAGTGGCTGAAGACACCATGTTTAGTTTTGAGTAGGGACTATCTTTCTCATAGATGGACTCTTCCCGGAAGATTGTGGGTGCGTTCCAACTAATCCCACGAAAGACGCATATTTTATTATGATACGATTATTAGATTATATAATATCGAAATGTGAAAAGATGAGAGAGTATCTTATTATGAAACAACTACCAAAAGCTTGTTATGACAAGAAAGCGAAAGCAGAAAGTCTAAAAAAGTGGGTAAATCAGAGTGAGAACTCTTATAAATAATATTGATACCGATTATACAGGTAACACAAATACGAAATACGAAAATAAGGAGAACTAATATGGATTTCGAAACATTAAAGACCTCGTCAAGTAACTTTGACAAACTTACTAAAGCTCTGGAGCAGAATTTAAATCCAGACGACCAATCAAACAAAAACAAATACCAAGACGATAGACTCTGGAAGATTGAGATGGATAAAACTGGTAACGGCTATGCTGTTATTAGATTTTTACCTGCCTCTAACGGTGAAGATATGCCGTGGCAGAGAGTATGGTCACACGCCTTCCAAGACAAAGGCGGTTGGTATATTGAAAACAGCTTAACAACACTAGGTAACAAAGACCCGGTTTCTGAGGAGAATACTAGACTTTGGAATACAGGTGTTGATTCTGATAAAGAAATTGCTAGAAAGAGAAAAAGAAAATTATCTTACTATGCAAATATTCTTGTCGTAAGTGACCCAAAACATCCTGAAAATGAAGGACAAGTAAAACTTTTCAAATTTGGTAAAAAGATTTTTGATAAGATTACTGAAGCAATGCAACCGGCATTTGAAGATGAAAAGCCTATCAACCCATTTGATTTCTGGAAAGGTGCAAACTTTAAACTTAAATTGAGAAAAGTTGATGGTTATTGGAACTACGATAAATCCGAGTTTGAAGGTGTTTCTCAAATCAAAGAAGCAGATGGCGACATCAAGGCTATTTGGGAGAAACAATATCCTTTAAAACCCTTTGTGGCACCAGATAACTTCAAGTCTTATGATGAACTTAAAAGTAAACTTCATAGGGTAATATCTGGCACTACAAGCGCAGAAACAGTTGAGTCAGCAGACCTCCCGCCTGCTCAATCAGCTGCACCTGTGAAAAGTGCTGAAGTAGCTCAACCAAAGTCAAGTGATGTGAAGATTGATGATTCAGATGATGATACATTAGATTATTTCAGTAAATTGGCAGAGGAAGAGTAATCTCTCCGCTTTAGACCTTTGACCCACCGGTAGCAATATCGGTGGGTTTTTTATTGGAAAGCTGTATAAATAGTAGTATGGCAAAAACAATATTTGACCCTTTAAAAGACTTACAAGGTGGACAACAAAGAGCCACCTCTTGGTACCGTAATGCAGTTTCACTAATTGCAGATAGAACTTCACAAGGTAAGTTAATGAGAGAAGGCCGTATTAACGGCAGACCAAGTGCAGGTCGTATGAACTTCTTTGTTTATGACCCGAAGTACAAAAAGACACTTCCTTTTTATGATACATTTCCATTAGTTTTGCCATTAGAAACTATTAAAGGTGGTTTTATGGGATTAAACTTTCATTATTTACCATACCCATTGAGATTTAGATTACTAGAGCGTATGCAAAAATTTGCTAGTAATAGTCAGTTTGATAGTAGTACAAAATTATTGGCGTCATATGGTGATGTCGCAAGTATAAATTTAATTAGACCAGCAATTAAGAAATATCTGTATAAACAATGTCAAACAGGTTTTAGAAGAATAGATGTAGATGAAATGGCAATTGCCGTATATCTACCAGTAGCCAACTTTAAGAAAAGAAGTCTTGGTTCTGTATTTGCTGATAGTAGAAGGAAAATTTAATGGCAAAACAAAAACTAGGCGACCCAACAGATTTCAGTTATCGTGTTGATAAAGTAACAAAGATTGTTGATGGCGATACAATAGATGTAATGCTTGATTTAGGTTTTGATATCAAGTACAAAAGCAGAGTTAGACTATTTGGTATAGATACACCAGAAAGTAGAACAAGAGATAAAGTAGAAAAGAAATATGGTCTACTATCTAAAAAGTTTTTACAAGAACAAATAAAGAAATCAAAAAGAGTTACAATTAAAACTTACAAAGGTGATGAAACAGGTAAATTTGGTAGAATACTTGGTGATGTATTTTTAGATGGTAAGTCAGTTAACTCTTTGATGTGTACAAAAGGTCATGCAGTAGAATATTATGGTCAAAGTAAAGATGATGTAGAGGCAGCTCATTTAAAAAATAGAAAAAGGCATAGAGTATAATGGCAATTTGAAGAGGCGGCAGACGAATAGGTAATTATGATATTCGATTAGGTATTCCTAGAGATAGGTCACTTGATAATGTCGAGGGCGATAGACGATTAGGTAGAGTACAAGGTGGTAATCCTGAATCTACTATTGGTAGAGTCTTGGGTGCTATTGCACAAGGTGAAGGCTTTGCTAGACCAAATAGATTCATGTGTGATTTTATTTTACCAAAAGGTGTAGATACAGGTTCTGCTCAAGGTCCTGGCGGTAGTGAGGGTATATTATTTGAGGAAGAAGTAGTTAGAAGTACAAAAAATGGTGAACTTCAATCTAATAGTGAAGTACAAAGAGGTTTAAGAGCATTTATAGAAAGTATTGATATGCCTGGTCGTACACTAGATACAACAGATTTTAAAACATACGGACCAAAAAGAAGTATTGTTACAGGCCATAGTTTTAGTGGTGAAATTACAATGACAGTATATTGTGATAAATATTTAAGACAAAGAACTTTCTTTGAGATGTGGCAAAAGGCTGCATTTGACCAAGGTACAAATAATGTACATTTTTATGATGAGTACACAGGCGGTTTGCGTATCTATCAATTAGGGTCATTTGCTGAAAATGCCGATAGAGATAGAATATCATATGGTGTAGAATTGTTTGAGTGTTATCCTAAAACAATTAGTGCTGTATCATATAATCAAGCAGAAAGCGGAGATATACAAAAGATTTCAGTTTCATTAGCATTTAAAAGTTGGATAAATCTAACATTAGACCAAGTAGGTAGTTATACTGTTGGTGGTGGATTTAAGAAACCAACTGTAATTAGTGCTGATAGAGGATTGATTGGTAATATTATCAACAAATTGCCACCAGAAATAAGACGAGCTGGTAGACAAGTTGTAAATGTTATCAGACAAAGAGTACCAATAGGTGCTGTGACCGGTGGTAAAGTATTTCCACCATTATTATAAACAAAAGAGGAGTAAATTATGGCATTACCAGTTGCCAATACGGCAAAATATGAATTGATGTTGCCATCACAACAAAAGACGATTAAGTTTAGGCCTTTTCTTGTAAAAGAGGAAAAAGTTTTACTTATGGCGATGGAATCAGGTGAATCTAAAGAGATGTTATCTGCCATCAAAGAGATAGTTAAATCATGTACTTTCGGTGAAATGCAAGCTGAGGATTATCCTATGTTTGATATTGAATATGTATTTTTACAAATACGGTCAAAGTCAGTAGGTGAAAAAACTAAATTAAATGTTTTATGTCCAGATGACGGCAAAACATACGCACAAACTGAAATTGATTTATCTAAAATCGAAGTCTTTGTTGATGATGACCATTCGCCAAACATTATAATTGACGAAGATAGGAAATTAGGTGTGGTTATGAGATATCCAGCATTAAAAGATGTTGACGCTGATACACTACAAGGTGATATTAATATACAAAAAACTTATAAGATGATAACAAATTGTATTGAACAAATTTATGAGGATGAAGAAGTG